TGTAAATCGCTATTGCTTGAGTATTGCAAACCTAAAGCACCTCCAAAAGATTTAAGGTTATTATATACTTTTATTGTACCATCTATATTAATTGCTTTCATATCTTATTTTTTAACTTGGTGTTGTATCGCTTACATAGGTTAATACCGAATAATTAAAAACAGCATTTGCTGAATCACTAATACATTCTATCATTAAAGCGTTTGTTGCTGAACCATCGTAGTCTTTTGCTCCAAGTTTGTTAAAGGTTTCACTTGTTGTAGCGTTAGAATCTAAAGTAATTGTCTGCGAACCTGTAAGGTTGTGAATAGTTAGAACTTGACCTGTTTTAAAGTCTGTAAAATCAAATTCTATAGCTCCTGTTAAAGAAGAACCCATTACAAAATTCGTAGCTGCCGACCAATTAACAGTTACTGCTCCTGTATAAGTTGTAATACTACCACTTGCTGTATATCTATTTTCTAGTTTAGCGTGTGTAACTCCATCATTTGCAAGTTTAGCAGTTGTTACACCTAAGTCTTTTATTCTTGCGGCATCTGAATTAATTTCAATTGTTGAATTGTCAACTCCTAAAGTTAATGTTACATTTCCTGCTGTACCACCTCCTGTTAATCCATCTCCTGCAACTACACCAGTAATGTCTCCTGCCGGATTAGTGTAAAGGTCGGTAAAGTTGTTTTGTACTTTAGTAAAAGCAGCGAATAGAGTATCTCCATTACCGGCATTAGCTGCTCCTATGTCTATGTTTTCTTGTGCCATTATTAATTCTTTATGTTACTGTTCTATCTGTTGTATATAATGTTGTATCTGTTGAAAATAAAGTGCTGTCTGTTGTAAATGATATACCACAACTTGGATAAATACTTCCCCAAGAATTGGTTGCATTCCTTAAACCAAAGTAACTTTCACAATATATTGCTCCGAAGCTCATCTTTTCTCTTTATAAGATAACTATTTAGTTTAATTTCGTTTTCTTTTTTAGGCTTGTATTTAGATTTAACTTTATTTTTCTTTTTCAAAAGTGCCATCCATTAAATAATGCATCCTTGTCAGGGTAAATATCTTCATTATTATTAGTATAATATTCAGGGAATTTGCTTGAAGCATTATAAGTCATATACTCAATGAATCTATTAGTATAATACTCAGCATAATCTCTCTCCTTAGCTATAAGATAATCTATTTCAGCTTTGTCAGCCAACTGACTATTCTCGCTTGTATGCTTATAAACTCCTCCATTTGCAACTGTGTATGCCGCAAAAGGAAGATATTCAGCCATTGCAAAGTGAATTAGCATATCTTGAATATAATCGTTAACTAACTCTAAATAATCTCCTGCTAAATTACCTGCAACTATATCAGCACTTATTTTATCGTATAAATCAGTTCCTAAATAACTTCTAACGTGAATCTCTTGAGCTAGTTTTATAAACTGTATAAATTTATCCGTATCAACATTGCCACTTAATGCAGTATTTTTAACTAGGTCTTGTCTTTTTATAAATAGAGCTGTTGCCATTATTCTTCTATTTTTGTATCTACTTCTTCTTCTACCGTAATATTACCATCTTCATTCTTAACACCAGTTTCCTTTTCTATTTCGGAATCAGTTATAGCATTAGTCAAATCAGTAAATTCTAAAGGTTGCAACGTCTTAAAGTAAATATCTAGGTTAATATCATTGTATTCCAATATCTTTTCCAACTCATCTAAGATAGTTACCTGCATAGGTCGAATAACTGTGTTATCCATAAGCAAAGATGCTGTTTGTAACTCTTCGGCATTATTCCCAAGACCGGTATTGTCTTTTATTCCAACTAACATTGGAGATACAATCCTATGGGAAACCATTACTTTCTTCATTGACTCATCTGAAAGGAATTGATATTGTTGATGGGCATCGTTCAATACAACAGGCTCTATTGAAGCCGCAAGCTCCTTGCTATCGTTGAATGCCAAAATAAACTTACCTGCGTTAGAACTACCGCTAAACTTGCTGTAGATGGCTCTTTCAATCTCATCTCTGCTTTCTTTATCAGGAACTCCATTATTGAAGTTAATAAGCATTGAAGGTTGCAGTCCATTCTGAATATTATTTATGTGGTAGTTTGCAATCTCTTCTTCTAATTCAGCGTATTGTAAACCCCCTTGATAATCTACCGGAGAGTAGTAATAAAATCCTGCTCTATAAGGTCTGATGTATAGAATCTCTATTCCATCTTTACTTTTACCAAATGCCGATATTCTCTTAGGCTTACTCTTACTATTTATCTCTGACCAGTCAGAAGAATAATAATATCCTTCTATTTCTCCTTCAGAATTAGCTTTCTCGGCTCTAAGAGTTTCAACTGGCATATGTTCTACCTGAACAATCTTATTTCTGTCTTTACTGTATATTACTTGCAAAGCAGCTTGACCCATCATTTTATAGTCGTAAGATATTTTCTTTATAACATCTTTCTTAAACAACGACTTCATTTCTTCGTAGTCCTTTGAATTCTCAGTACTATCAGTAGCCTCTAATCCTTTACCGTAAATCATTTCAGCTATTCCATTAATAGCGGCATTGTTTGTAGGCGAACCATTATATCTACCAATAAGGTAAGAGAAATAGTCATTGTCATCTCCGTATTCTACCCAATCATAACGAGTTGATTCGTTTACTTCAGGTTTTGTGTAGGATGATAAATTCAAGACGTGAATCGATTGCTTTACCTTATCTACTGCTAAACTTACTTTTCTATTTTTAGCCACTTTTAATATTTTATTCATTATATGATTACAAACTCATTATCATAACTGTCTTCAGATGTGTATTCTCCTTGATTGACAAAATACTTATGTAAATCAGTTTGATTAGTACAGAATATCATGCCTCTATATAATTCAGCAGTTCCATTTTTAACTACAAAAGAATATTGATTCCCTTCTATTAAGGCGAAAGAACCTGTTAAGACCATAAAGTCTTCGTCTGTTGTTTTAGCAACAGTTACAGCTATTGTTTTCCTAGTAGACTTATCTGTTAAAGATAAAGTTGGATTAGTTGCATCGGCACGAGGTATTATCCTTATCGCCTGATTAGCTGTTGATGTTGTTAAAATCTCCATACTAAAGTAACAAGAATAGACTAAAGTGTTTTAAATATAGGCATAAAAAAAGAGGGCAATACGCCCTCTAATTTCTATAAAACACAATCTTATTAAGAGTTTGTTCCTAAAGTAATTGTAACCGTACCATCTAATCCTGCGTAATCTACAACACTAAATGGGAAATCGATATCTTTTGTATCTGAATCCATAAAGTTAGCAGGAAGCGGTTCTTGAGCATTTAGAGTTAAAGTATACCCTGAAAGTTCTCCCATTGCAGCTCCAGTCACAATAGTACCTCCATTTACATCAGAACCATTCTCAAGTCCCATCATAAATACATTACCGTTGTAATCTTCAATAGCAACATGAGGTCTGCCGTACGCTAAAAGTTTTAATTCTTTGTTATCTTCTTTTGTTAGTTTTTTTAATGTTAAAGTAAGAGTTTGGTCAAAGAAAGTTGTACCGGTTTCTCTTGAAGATGTTATAGTTTGTTCAAAGCTNCTATTTCCTTTTACTTCNTATTTAAATGCAGTTAAACTTCCTGAAGCTCCAGTTAAATTTGTTATTTCATCATTTGTTAAAGATACCGTACCTAGACCTCCAAAATCAACAAAATAAATATTCTTTAGTCCTCCAATAACATCTTTACAAGGTTCTTTTCGACCAAGTGTTAAATTACAAGCCATTTTTTTTATGTATTAAAAAAGGGTAAGTAGGCTCTTGGCTTACCTACCCTCTTTGATTAGTTAGTTTATTTATTACGAGTAAAGAACAACGTCTGAACCAATAGCGTGCTGAATTCCTGCTGTAAATCTCATTACAACTCTCACATTTTGACTTCCATCAATGTCAGCCATATCGATAACTTTTACTTCGTTTTGGTCTGAAATCAATCCAGTTCCAAAGAACAAGTTAGACTTTTCAGCAGCAACCATTTTGTTGGCACTCATACCTTGCGCTAGTGCAACGGTAATTCCATCAAAAGTAAGTCCACCTCCGTTAAACCATTGTGTTCCTTTATCATCTGTACCTGCTCCGCCAATGTTAGTAGCGAATCCACCTAAAGCTCTTACATAAGCTCTATATACATTAGGAGAAACATAGACAGTTAAATCTTCAGCTCCGTAAACAGAACTTGGAATAGCATCTATTGTAGCTCCTATTTGAGCAACTACGTTTGCAGCAGTTACGCCACCACCGATAGCAGCAACATCAACAACATCTCCATCAGCTCCTAGAGTAACCTCAAAGCCATCGAATTGACCTGCTGTTGCATTAACACCTTGCCAAATGTTTGTTTCTATTTTTTGTGCAACTTTACCTGCAACGTGACCGATTAAAAAGTCACTAAAGCTAGAAGGTAGGTCAGAAAAAGCTGAATATCCCATAGAAATTGCTTCCCAGTCAGATACGAAGTCTTTCTTACAAAGTTGTAAGTTTACTTGAAACTCTTCAGGCTGAAGAATTCTTTCACTTAGTGTAAGAGTTGAAGTTGAATCAAAGTCACAAGTGGCATCTTTTACGATGTCATCACTAGATACTTTTTTCATCACTTCTTTGAATTTTACATTAGGCTTAACAGTAATAATATCGTTAGCCAAAGTTGAACCACTTAAAAGTGCAGCAGAAACATATTTTCCTGCAAACTCACCTGCATAAGTAGTAGTTATTGAAGTAGTTGTAGCCATTTTATTTATTTTTTATTTATTAATTATTATGCTTCAGAAGCCCAAATTCCAACTCCTCCTGTGATATACCACTCAGTAAGTGCAACCGCTTTAATTGTAACAAAGTCTCCTTTGTTTGCTGTTGCTTTAGTGTTGATGAAATCTTTATTTACTACTCCACCGGCTACTGCATCTGCTGCTGCGTTTGCAATAGTTCCATGAAATGCATCTGCTGCATTTGGAGAAAGTGTAATAATGTTATTTCCATCAGCTCCTGTGTTTCTAACAGTATACTCCATTCCCAAAAGACTGCTTTCAATCTTTGGAAGTGTAATTACTAGGGCATCTGTTGCCACATTTAATTCCTCACCGGCTTGATTTGCACCAATTGCTCCAGAGGCTGTAATTGTAGTTTGAGCTTTTCTAGCTCTTATTACGTCATTACTTGTTGTTGTTGTTGTACTCATCTTTGTTTTTGTTTATTTTATTTGTTATTCAATCTTGCCATAACTCTATCCATTGTTCCAATAGCTCTATTACCATTAGGTCTGTTAAAGTTAATTTTAGTTTCTAACTCACTTTCAGGACTATGTTTGATTGGTTCAGCAGCAGGTTCAGAAGAAAGTTTTTCTAATTTCTTAGATAATTCTTCCTTTTGAGACTTATATAGAGATAACTCTCCATCAAGCATACCTTTTAAAGCATCTAATTCAGCTCTTAAAGCTGACATAGAAGTTTTAAATTCTTCATCTGTAACATAACCATCCATAAGTTGTGTTTCTTCTTCTACAGGCTCAAGTGCTTCAACAGCTTCCTCAAGTTCAGTAGATTCTTCTTTTACTTCTTCAGTAGATGCCTCATCACTAGCAGCTTCTATAACCTCTTCTTGTACCTCTTGTTCTAGCACGTCTTCTGAAAGTTCTTCTGCATTAGTGAGTAAAGACAACTTCTGTAAAACGTCATTCAAAATTGTAGTTGCTTTTATACTCTCCATTTTATTTTTATTTATAATAAAGTAACAATATTATTCTTAGGTGTTAGATTTTCAGTATTAACCATTTGCAGCTTGACAAGCCACACAGTTATTGTGTGCTGTTGCTGAAGTTATCTCAAAATTCCCTGATGCACGAGTTGCTGTTATTGTATAGCAATCTGTATGATTATGGTGAACAAATACTAAATAATAAACATTACCAACAATTAAATTCAAATCGTGGGTATGTATATGTTTAGTTCCCCCACTACAATTAGTCACAGTATAGTATCTAGTAATAGATGCTTTAGTTATATTACCAATGCCTTGAGCCGCTAGACTTCCATCGCAACATTCAGTTGAGTAAGTTCTTCCATTTTTACAAAGACATCCTCTTTTACTACTTTTAGGGGAACTTCTGCTAAGTGTAGGTTGTTTATTATTTCTTATCATTATTTTTTTGATTTTGGATGTTTGTTAGGAAGTAAGTCATAATCTGTAGTGTATTTTGCATTTTGCGGCTTACCATTCTTTATTAAGTATAAATAAGCATTAACACGAGCAAATGCCCATTGAGAAGCCGACTTAACTTGAGGACTGCTAGATGTATTAAAAGCTCCTAAACCACGCTGAAAAACAGAAGCTAATACACCAACACTAACACCATATCCCAACTTACTTTTATATTTACTATTGAATTCATCTGATTTATTTTTTAATGTAGCTTTGTCTTTTGCAGATACTTTAGCTCCTGTTTTACCGGAAGCATCTCCTTTTGCAGTACCCTTACCTTTAGGATTCTTATTTGGAGTATCAGACTTAGGAGCTTTAGGACTGCTTTTAACATTACCTTTGTCATCAACATCCGCAAGTTTATGTTTCTCACATGGCATATACCAAATCTTGCCATCCATCTCATGTTCATGGTAACCTTCACATCCTAAATCCTTAGCACCTTTTAATGCCATTTCTTTTGTAGAGAATCCCAATCTATCATCTATAACAGCATAATCATTATCTATAACCATAGATGTCATTTCTATTTCCCCAAGACCTCTAAGTTTATTTCTACTCCAAGATAAAGCTGACTTACCTCCCCAAGCATCATACATTAGCTTTCCACATCCATCAGAATAGCTTTTAGAGGCATCTAGGTCGCTTAAATGCCTAGAAAGGAAGCTGTACATCCTTTTTATCGTAGATACGCTTATATTGTCTCTAGAGGCTAACTGAGAGGCTCTTCGTTTTCCTACAGCAGTTCCACAAGACCCCCATCCATTATTGTCAACATACTCTAATACTTTCTTAGCATTATTTACAACGGAATCAGGATAGTCATTATAAGTTTCCATTTTATACTTTTTAGATTCAATGTAGTCCTGAATCTCAAACAGTATTTCTGTAGCTTCATTTTCACTTAACAATGATTCTATATTAGACATCTCAAGTTTATTAGTGAAATAACCCTCTATAGAAAATCCTTTTACTAAACCTGTCTTAACATATTTTTCCCAAACTTCATCATTATTAACCTTCATAGAAACCATCCAAGTACCTACTGGCATATCAAGTCCATATTTCCTACTTTTGTCGTGGACTTCGTCTTCTATAATCCAACTCTCAACCACACTAAGACCATTCAATTTAGCCTCGTGTTCTAAGGTAGATTCATTCTGATTCCCATTCATTAGAAATAGTTCAGAAGCCTGTCTAACCGTATCATTAGAGAAGTAGATGTAATATTCTTCCTCTCCATCTGAACGATAGATATTCTTGTTAGGGATTAAGGCTGCACCCATAAGAATCCTTTTCTCATTGTCTACTTCAGCCAACTTTGTTTTCTGTTGCTCGTTAAGAGCAATGAAGTTTTCTTCTATTGCCGGCTTGTCTACTATTGATATAGCTTCGATGCCTGAAAAAAGAGCTTCTTCGTCAATTAATAATTCTATAATTCTCATAATCCTGCGGTATTAATTATTTGTCTGTCTGCTGCTTGTTGTGAAGTTATTTCACTTGATACTACGTATGCTCTTACTACTGAGTCTTCTCTTCCTCCTACTGCTTGCGCTAATTGAGATGTTTCTGATGTTCCGACTACATTAAAGTCAGGAGCATTTATAGTACCTCCTCCTGTAGTTGGAGAAATTCCCACAGGGTCTCCTGTTTCCATTATTTTCTTTACATTAGCCAATCCATATGCTATAGTGGCTGCCGCTGCAACAAAACTAGCAGGGGGTTTCAATTCCGTTAAAGCATTATTAGCTGCGGCGTAAGTATCTATAGTTGCTGAGACTATAGCAAGTGCTTTTCCTGCTGCGGTATGTTCTCCGGCTAACATAGAAGATGCATCGAAAAAAGCTCCAAGTGCATCAAGCATAGCTTCTCTTTTATGCTTTTCTAAAGCTATATCTTCTTTAGCCTCTTTATTTTTTGCATCTCTTTCAATCTTTAGATTCTTAAAGAATAAGTCTGATTCTTTTTTAATGGCTCTTTTTCTTGCGCTAAATGTTTCTCCAAATCCTTTTTCAATAGTTTGCAATAGAAGTTTTTGCTTTGCATTTTCTTGGTCAATTATATCAACTATTCCTGCCCCTGACTTATAAAGATTAGATTCTAATCTTTCAGTTTTATCACGAGTATTGTCAGATAATTCTTCGTCTTTTTCAATGCCCTCTACCTTTGCTGCAGTAAATAATTTTTCAAGAGCTATTAACTCTCTAAGTATTTTATTATACTTGCCTCTTAGCCTTATAGCTTTTAAGCTAGTTTCCGATTCTTTTTCTACAGATTTCTTATACTCTTCATTTGTTATTAGTAAGTCCTTTTGACGTAGTTGAAGCTCTCCGAATGACTTTACTAAATTACGAACAGATTCCTCATTCTTATCTAATCCTTTTTCTTTAAGGATTTCCATTCCTGCTCTAAATTTAGAAAACCTATTAGTTAAAAATGAAACAACCTCATCAAGTGCTTTTCCTGTAAGTATAAAATCAGGCAGATGTTTATACGTTAATCTGTCAAACATTTCAATTTGCTCAGATATAGCCTGCGTCATTTCCTTGATTTTTTCTGCTGCCTTTTCTACCGCATCTTTAGTTCCATTGAAGAACTTTACTATTCTAGGCAAGAAACTAATTAAAAGCTGTATTCCAATAAGAACTCCTCCAGTTCCAAGTATTTGACCTCCTACTTGCTTTAGAGCTGCTCCGAAGCCACCTGCGTTTTTAGCTGATATCTGAAATAGAGAGACTAATTGACCTAAGTTATTCGCCATACCCTGAAACCCATAGGCAGCATCAGAGGCTAATCTACCTGACTCTAATAATATAGCATTGTTAAGACCTGATGTGGCTTTAACTTGTTTTGTGGCAGCAGCAACTTGCAATTCAGCAGCAGCCTGTCTCTTTAAGCTATCAATCTGAGCTTTCTTGACTATTTTAGACTTCTCTTCAATAACAATCTGCTGTCTTTGTTCCTTATTAAGTATCTTTACGCTTGAAGATAATCCTTTTACAGCTCCATCTGTTTGTTTGATTTCAGGTGTAGCTTTGTCATTTACTTTAACTTCAATTAATATCTTCTTATTTGCCATTGTAAATTCGTTTTAATTGTTGTTTCATTTCTTTCATATTTCCAACAGCTTTGTACTTGCCTTTAGCAATGTC